AAAAAAAGGAATAGGTTTTATTGATAATAAACGTCGCCTTTATATAATTACTGAAAACGTTCCAAAAAACATAAAACCTATTGTTACTGTTGATAGTAAAAAGGTTGATATTAAAAAATATAAACCTGACTTCTTAAAGAAGTAACCTATGTCTAATACACCAAAGTGCTGTAAAAATTGTGACGCTATATTAGATTGTGCTAATTCATCTTGTAGATGCCACACAGAACAGAAAGAAATAAACCAATGTGACGGATGCCAGAGAGGATTGCCAATAGTTGACGGAAATCACAAAGGTCCAGGAAAGTATAGTTGGAGCGGATGCACCAAAGATCGTTATGAACAGAAAGAAAAGTGTCAGCACGGACAAGATTGGGTGAATGGATGTCGTCTAGGATGTTTTAATGATAAGAAAAACTGGAATAAGGATGAATTTTCTCGCCAATGTCCTGTCTGTAAGGTGAATGAACGCGTACCCTCATTTAATGCTTGCGCTCAATGTCACCACGACGGAATTACTAAAATACAAATTGCTTCGTCGTCTGCACCCGAAGCATCTTGGGAGGAAATTTTGAGAGATAAAGTAAATTATGATCCTGCGGAAATCGGTTGTGAATGGGATCTCGATGACATAATTTCTTTTATCCGCTCAACTCTCGCCACCCAAGAAAAGAGATTGCGGGCGGAGATTGCAAATGAGATTGAGAATATGGAAGCAAAAGGTGAATGTTCAGATGCTTTCTTGAGAGGATACAAATGTTTCAAACAAGATTTATTATTCCTCGTCGATGCCGCCAAGATAGTAAAGGGAGAGAAGTAGAGTATGCAACAAGAAAAAGAATTAGAATGTGAAAGATGTAGACTTAAAAAACCAGATGTATGTTTACGACCAGATGGATATAGAAATGATGTAGGAAATGACCCTAATGCTAAATGGATTGCTTGCGATAATTGCGATGGTGAAAATAATATGGATATTTAATTACCCCCCAGTGCATTAACATAATATAAATATATGGAAACATGCCAACACTGTGATATGTACATGAAGCCTTTCATTGAAGAAGATAAAGACAATGTGTTCCGAGCTAGGTGTGAATTTTGCGATAGAACCATTGCAACAAAGATAATGGGTAAGTGGGTAAAAATGAAAAAGGACGATTAGCAACTTAAAGATTATATAAAGATATGGACGACATTACATGCCCCTATTGTAAACATTCCCGTTTCGCTGATGCTGACGATTATGACGATGATGGAACTGAAAGAACACAAACTTGCCACAAATGTTCCAAAGAATTTATTACAACTATTTCAATTTCTCACTTGTGGGAGTCAAAATGTACCGAGCATAAATGGAAAGATGATTTTGACGAGCCAGATATTTGGCAAGAATGTGAATATTGCGGAGATTTAGAAAAAAAAGCAGTCAAATTACCAGATAACCTTATTACTAATCCTTAACTAACCATATATGAAGAAAATAAAAAAAGTAAATGAATCACAGTTTTGGCAAATAGTTGGGCTTCTGTCTCTTGCAGAAAAAAATAGAAAACAAATTGAATATATTCAAGAAGCGATTGGAGACACGCTGGGTATTGATGATACATCAGGACATATTGGAGATATGGTTTGGGGTGCGTCAGAAGGGGATGCAAATAAACTTCTTGAAAGAGAGGGGATTGAATTACCGTAATTACTAATTAATAGGAGATATATACATATGAAAAGACAAGATATATCAAACCTAGAAGTTTGCAAAGCATACCAACAATACAAAAAAGAACAAAAGGAATTTCCTTATGAAATTCTCGCTCATAAATTCAGTTGTGATGAAAAAGTTGCATATTCTGCTTGTGAACGCGCAGCAGCATTTCCCAGCAATTTGATTGAATATGGTGTTTCTCTCCGCACAGGTTGGCTAACAGAAAAGGGAGAACAACTTATTAAAAACTCAATCTAACCCATCCCTATGTCTACAAACTACGAAATAGGAATGGTATAATGTTTAAATGGCGCGCCAGATCAAAACACTATTTAGCAAAAAATTAAAATCTGGCGAAACCGGTTATGCCCACCGAGATCATCGATCAAAAAAGGGCAGGAAGAATAAGCAATTCTCAGATAACGGAAGACTATTGAAATTCAAAAAAGAGGAACTCGAATTCGGAAAACTCAGACATGTAAAGAAAATGAAAACGATCAAATTTAGGTAGTATTGACATTTATTTTGGTGTATAATGTATATATTATTAGTTAGGGTTTTATAGATAAATTATGACTCAATGTAAGGTGTTTACGTTCGCACAAGTTGATGAATTCAACAAATTTGTTCAAGAAAATTCCGCAAAGGGAATGGCTACAAGTATTAAGACAGAAAACACAAATGGAAACATCATTGTTTTCTACGAAGAAAGTCGAAACGCTGTAGGTGCAAAAATTGTCGCAATCAAAGATGAGCTCAAAAAGCATCTTCAATTGGCTTTGACATACGAAATTCAAGTTCGAGAAGCTATCAAATTCCGCGATTCATACGATAACGGATCTCCACGATGGTTGGAAATTGGTCAAGTTGCTTACAACCACATGAAAATGCTCGAATCAGAAGTTCGAAAGGTTGATTCTTGTTCTGATCTTCTCACATCTTTTGGTGTTGAAACTGAAATTCCAAAAATCGATTTGATGGAAAAAGAAGTGAATGAGTAAGCAAAAAAGGTTGAGCCAGAAACTCAAGCTGCTCCAAAAAAGAAACAGAAATAGTTTTTTGAGAAATAAATAGGTCGGTATATGGTGCGTGTGGTGGACAGTGAACCACTGAAAATAGCGCGGTCTTAGGTTGTGTGCCGAGACGGGGCTATATAAGGCACAACTGCAAGTCAAACCTTGCCACGCACACCACATATCGACCTATTCTCGAGGGTATATTAAGTCTAATGGGTATGACTTACGCAAACTACTACCAGTCTTGGTTGCCTCGAAAACAATACAAGAGTGGCGCGTTCACAAAAGTGTTGAGTTCGATTCTCACTACCCTCACCCTATGGATATGCAAGAATACTTACAAAATAATAAATGTCCGAACTGTGGAAATGATTTCATAAAAAATATGCAAATTCATTCTAACGAACATCATCCCTATGTACTCAGACATTCTTGCGGTTTTGAAATTTTAGAAGAAGATTATAGAAAAATAATGAACTCACATGAATAACGAAGAAATTGAAATCAAATACTCCGACTCGATCCCTCCGATCTATGAAGCATTGAACAAGTATTTCGGTGTGCAATGGAAAGACGGAATCTGTATCACATACGGAGACACAATGTACTGCTCTCGTCCGGTAACTCGCCCTGATCTCGTAGAACACGAAAAGGTGCATGTCAGACAGCAAGCTCTCACTTCCCCGGAAGAATGGTATGCAAAATACATTCACAACGCAGAATTCCGCTTGGACCAAGAACTCGAAGCATACCGCGCACAAGTCGGATGGCTCAAAGATCCAAAGAACGTAAAATACACAACCCGAGAAATGCGCCGCCATCTCATTGAAGTTTTGGCAGAGCAACTCTCATCATCGGTGTATGGAAAGATTATCATTTATAAAAATGCTTTGGCGCTCTTGAAGTAGTTTATGAAAACAAGTATCAGAATAAGGAAACTATACGCAAAAGTTACTGATTATGGTTATGCATACGATGCTATAATTTTATTCAATCGAATAAAGGCTCAATTCAAGGTAGAAACTAAAGAAATTGAAAAAGGCTCTCCAGTAGTACAAACGACACATTATTTCCGATACCGTAATGAAATATTTATTGAACTCTGGTTTGCGAGAATTTCTTTCTCTTGGTTTAGTCGAAAATGGCGTTTAGTTTAGTAATATGTCTATGTCAGAAGCAACAATAATCAAAAACGCAATCCGGAAACTCAAGATCCAATGCCCAAAGCGTGAAATATTCTACCCCTACGAACGCTGCAAAAAGAAATGCCGAGTCCTGAACGTAACAGAAGTAAAAACTAGATCAGACAAAATGCGCTTTCACTTCGATTGCCCCAACCATTTCAAATTTAGTAGAATAAGAAAGATTGAAAACATTATATGAAAAAAATAATAAATAAATTATTCTCTGAAAATGGTGAGATTGAAATTGTGATTGATAAGAACCCGATCACGTTCGTTTCTCCTAGGAGTACAAAGAAACTCAAAGATTTTACAATCTACGGATATAAAACAGGTTATGGTGTAGCAAAATTTATAAATCCTTATGAAAAAGAAACCAACTCCAAAACCTAATCCATCTAATCAATTCCTCTTAGACCCAAGAGCTTTAAGTTGTTGGGAGTATTACATAAACCCAAAGAGCGAAACATACGGTAACGCATACAGATCAGCATTGAAAGCTAAGTATGCAGAATCAACAGCAACGAGAATAACGCATGAGACATGGTGGCAAGTAAAAATAAGAAGAATGAACCTTTTAGCTAAGTCTGAGAAAGTACTTGATGAAGACTTAGAAATGGATACTATAGTTCCAGTCGTTGGAATGTTCGGTCCGATTGTTGATAAGAAAACAGGAAAGGGAATGACCAAGATTGATCCTGATCTTCGACGTATTCGACAATCTGCTGCGACGTTCGTTACTTCTCGTCTCGGAAAGACTGAGGGATATTCTACTCGAACTGAATTAACAGGAGCGGATGGTAAAGATCTTCCAACACCGATTTATGGAGGAAAATCAAAATAATGATGAACCAGAAGTAGTAGAATTTTCGTATGTAGATACAACTGCAACGAAAAAGGTTTTTGATCTTCGCAAAAGAATACGCGCAGTCAAAGGTGGAACATCTGCATCAAAAACAATTTCAATTATTATTTGGCATATCGACTATTGTCAAACTCCGCGAAGAAAGCCAGAAATTTCTACAATCGGATCGCAATCATTCCCTCACTTGGACCTCGGTGTAATTCGTGATTTCAAGAACATAATGAAAGATCGAGGATATTGGAAAAAAGAGAGATGGAATGAAACAAAACACTTTTATACTTTTGAGACCGGAAACATTTTAGAATTCGGATCTTTTGATACTTATGGAAAAGCGCATGGACCTCGACGTAAGAATCTTTATTTGAACGAGGCGAATACACTTCCTTGGAACATTGTGGATCAGCTCATCATGCGTACAAATGGAATTGTTTGGTTGGACTGGAATCCTGTTGAAGAATTCTGGTTTCATACTGAACTGTTGGCTCATAGAGCAGACGAGATTGATTACCTGACACTCACCTACAAAGATAATGAGGCACTTGATGAGATCACAGTAAAAGAAATTGAATCTCACAAACACAATACCAACTGGTGGAAAGTGTACGGTCTCGGACAGGATGGAGAGACTGAAAGTAGAATTTATACCGGATGGATTATCGTTGATGAAATTCCTGCAGAGGCTCGATTGCGCCGAAAAGGTTTGGACTTTGGTTTTTCTCACGATGAAGCTGCACTCGTTGATGTGTATGAATATGAACATGGTTATTTGCTGGATGAACAGGTATATGAAAAAGGATTGCACAACGATGATCTCGCAAAGAAGATCGGAAAGAAGACTGTACTCACTGTTGCCGATAGTTCAGAGCCAAAGAGTATTTCAGAGATCGCGCAATATGGAGTTCACATCATCGGAAGCAAAAAGGGAAAAGGATCTATCACGCACGGTATCGACACTGTGCAGAGCAAAAAGATCTATGTTACAAAACGATCATTGAACATCATCAAAGAATATAAGAGTTATCACTACAAAACAGATCAGAAGACTGGAAAGATTCTCAATGAACCAGAAGATATTCTGAACCACGCAATGGATGCGATCAGATATGCGATTGCAGACCTCAATCCAAAGAGAGATCCTGATGATGATGTGAAAGAATTGCCGAAAGGTCGCTATGAAACTCCCGGACTCGGATCAGGACAGATACAAAATGCATCGAGCGAGCCAGTACCAACGTTGTCACTCGTCAATGTCACTGATAGAAAAGAGAGAATGAATCGATTGCTCGAAGTTCACAAAGAAAAAAAACAGGATAGTTATGAGACTGACAAGCCATGGCAAAGACCAGGACTCGGTTAGTTTGTTCTTTAGATTATTAGTTGTATAATAATAAATATATGGCAAACGAAACACCAGAAGAAATGAAAGAGCGAATACATACTTTGCTCAATCAGAAAGATTTAAGTGGTAGAGATCTTAAGGATGTTATTGGTAGTGTTGCTCAACAGCTTTTGGTTATGTCTCAGATTTATAAGCAGCCTCGTATGCTCACGATTGCTGCTTTTGAACGTTTATACAACAATGATGTGCTTCCAAAGTTCCGTCAGCTTTTCAATATGGTTCTTCCTGTCTTCTCTGGATTGATCGATGCATTGCTATCGATGTATAACGACCAAGTTCATTTGAAATTTACTGCAAAGAATCCTGCGCAGTATCTCATCGTTCCGAAGATCCAAGCTCACTGGGAAGCAGAGCGAGACTCTCTCGAACCAAATGCATTGTGGAATATGAAACTCCGCATGGATCGATTCAACATGGTCATGTCCGGTCGAGGTATCACAAAAGAATATGCATACAATGATCCGGAATATAAAAATGTTCTCGAAACTGTAAACTATTCGGACTTCCACTGTCAGCCTCTCGGCGGTGCTATTCTTGAGAATCATTTGTTCTGTGGAACTGAGTCTAATTTTAGGACTCTTTTTGAGCTTAAGAGCAATCCAAAGTATGACAAGAAACAAGTCAAAAAACTTGAGAACTTCGAATGGTCAGATCGTTATTTCGAGAATCTTGAAACTGTATATGGAACTCAATTTGCTCGATGGAAAGCTCTCGGACTCAATGTGCTGACAAATAGTTTTACCGGAGAGCCTACATACAACCTTGGTGATTTCGTCATCACATATAACGGAGTTCGCTATAACGTTGTGTTTGAAATATGTTCCGGTATTTGGCTATATGTAGAACCTTGGAAAGATTCATTCCCATCTGGACGTTATCCATACAAATCCGGTGCTACTCACGAAGATGATAAAAACTTTTGGAGCAAAGGTTCAGCAGATGATCTATACACTGTCGCTGATGCGATCATTACTCTCGTAAACCAAGAGCTCACAAACCGCGAGAAACAAAACTATCACTCTCAAGCTTTCGATAAGGATGCGTTCACCGATGTTCCAAAGCTCGATGCCGCGCAACAACGCCCTGATGTTCTTGTTCCGTTCGACTCTATGGGCGGAGTAAAGAAGATCGGAGAATCTATGTACGAATTCAAGACAGCGCAATTGAGCGGTACTGTCGATCTCGTAAACTTCCTTTCAAGCTACACAGGAAGCAAGACAGGCGCAGATGAACTTCCAGCTGTAAACACAGGAGGAAAAAAGAATATTCAGATCATGCTCGCTCAGCAACAGAAACAATCAAAGCGCGTTGGATTGAAAACAGATCCGATGCAGGAATACTATTCTCAGCTTGGTCTTACATTTTTGGAGGGTATGAGAGAGTTCATGCCAGCATCAGTATCAGTCCAGGTAATCGGTGAGAATGGTTTCATTGAAGAAACTGAGCTCAAGCGTATCGATTTGGTAAATGCCGGACAGATTGGAATTTCGATCACTTCGAAATCTGAACAGGAACAGCAGGACCAGACTAAAAAGCAAAGCCAAGTGCAAGCGATTCAAATGGTTACTGAAAATCCAAACCTTACGAAATATGAGAAAGAAACTATTTACCGAAACATCGGAGGATTCGATGAACAGGAGATTGCTTTCTTGCTCGATACCAAAGGAGAGATTTCAAAGAAACAGATCGCGCATGCTTCTCGTTTGATCCAAGATATTCTTCTCGGGAAGAAAGTTCCGAACATTGATATTTATTACGGAGCTGATATTTCATTTTTGACATACTACAAAAACTGGATGATCGATCATAAGAGCGAGGTTACGAATAAGCTCAATATGTTCGCTCACTACTTGCAGGTGATGACTCCGATTGTTCAGACAAACATGGAACAGCTTGCGAAACAGCAACCGCCTCAGCCACAGCAAGAGGGAGAACAGAAGCCGGGAATGTCGCAGAAACCAAAACCTAGTATCTCATTACCAGCTATTGCTAAACGAGTTGGAGCTCAAGAATAAACATGAAACACGAATCAGCTATATATTTAAATCGATTGAAGAAAACGTACGAGCTCTACGGAGACAATGAGGGTCTCATGGCACTCGCTAACATTCAAAATGAAGACGAAAGACACGCTGAACTTGCGCAATACAGACAGCTCGATAAAACCAAACAGCTTATCAAGGCTGCAATGACAAGATTCAATGTTTGCATACAAAGACTTACCAATCCAGAAGAAAATCTTACAATGACTGATGTGGAGCGAGCTCAATGTTTTGCTACAATGGATTGGGCAAGGTACACATTGGATATTGTCGGAGAATCACCCGAGCAATTGGACGGAATGGTCGATAAAATGATTATGGATCGAGTCGGATCGGTAGGATCAAAACTGATTTAATCCACAAGCATTGTTACTTTTTATAAAAATCATTGTATAATAAATCTATATGAAAAAAACATCAACTAAATCCGCTGCGAACGCAGGTAGTTCAAAGAATGGTGCAAACAACAGTGTTGCTCAAAATGATGCTCAGTCACGTCGCAACAATCCAAGCATGACACCTACTAAGCATAAGAAGTCATAATTTATGAAAGAAGACACAGCGGTAAAATTCAAGAAACCAAAACCAAGTGTGTCGGTTGATGCAAGCGATCTTCCGGCTATAAAGAATTGGGTTGTTGGTAAAACGTATGAGGTCAAGGCTAAGATCAAAATGACATTTCAATCTGAGGGTCAAGAATGGGATTCATATCCTATGGAGGGATCATCAGAAAAGAAACCAGAAATGCGCGCGCGTTTCCGAATTGTTTCTATTACTCCAGAGAAAGAAAAAAAGTCGAAAATGTACCCTCGCATGAAGTAAAATATGCCAATGCCAATCACAAGCAAACCTATTCCAAAGGGCAGAGCTGCGAAAATTAAAAAGAGCGCAATGTCTCCTGCTCAGCGAAAAGGTAAAATGTATGATCGTGTTCTTCCAAAGAAGAAATAATTAATAACGTTTTCTAATCAATAAAATTTATATGGCAACAAAGAAAGAAATCATGGCAAAGCTCGATGAACGCGAAGTTGAATATGATCCAAAGGCAAGTGCATCAGATCTCCTTGAACTCTTGAAAGAAGATGAAGCGGATGCTGGTGACGAAGTTGATACTGACACAGCAGACGAAGAAGAATCTGTTGATGATGAAGAAGCAACAGAGGAATCTGGTGAATACCACGCTGTTCATTTCAAGATCCGCAATCCTAACGCAAAAGAAAAATACTCTATCCGCACATTCAGTCGCGCAGTTCATGGAAAGAAGTTCATGGATCTCGCAAACAGTTTTGAACTTGCGAACACACACACAAAGCCTACCGACCTTTTGAATAAAGAAGAAGTTGATGCACACATGGCTCACAACCGAGACATCAAGCATCACATCATCTCAAAAGAGGTAGAATAGTATCGCCTCTGTCTCCAAGATAGGCTTGGAGGCAGGAACGATGGTAGTCGCCGTCGATATTCGATGTCAGTCGAAACCATAAATCTGACCGAGGTACAGCAACTCGTAAAAAAGTGTAGATATGTTATGCCAAGCAAACAAGAAAAAGTGAACGAAATTGCTCGAAACCAACTGAGTGATGAGCGTAAGAAATTAGGCTTTGATTCAGTTCTAGGTGAGGATGATGAAGAAGATTTGGATCGAGGCAATCTCGAAGACGACGAGGACTCAGATGATGAGGACGAAGACGACAAAGAGGAAGACTCGGACGATGATTCCGATGAAGACGACGAGCAAGACGAATCTGATTCCGACGACGAGGACGAAGATGATTCCGATGAGGATGATTCTGAGGACAAAGACGAGGATGATGAAGACTTTGAAGATGAGAAATCCAAAGTCAATCCTAAAAGAGCAAAAGTTTTTGAAAAAGTTAAAAGTCAAAAAAGAGAGATCAAACAACTCCAAGAAAAAATCGCAGATTTGGAAACAAAACTGCCTGATGATTTCGATGACGAACTTGCTAAATTTACAAAAGAGATTGGCGTAGAAGATCCTGAATCACTTGCCAAGATCGTTGGATTTCTCAAGAAATTCGCTGTAGATAAAAATGGGTCAAAACTCCAGAAACAAATCGATGATTTGAAAACGGAACTTGCTCAAGAAAAACAATCAAAACCTATCGATGATTCTTTCCCGGATGAATGGGGAGACTTCAAAGAGAATGTCTTCAAAAAAGATTTTCCACATGCTACAAAGGACGAACGCATAGCCTTTAAGAAACAACTGGAAATTCTTGCGAAGTCAAAAGGTACTGGTGGTAAAGTCTACACCGATCCAAAGTCAGGAAAAGAGGTACTTGATCCTTATCCGCTCGATTATATTTACTTCAAAAATAAAGATAAACTTGCGAAGCTTGTAACTTCAAAAAAAGTTAAATCAATGGAATCAGCACGAACCGCAGGCATTACGACAAAGGAAAGACAGGACGAAACAGACCTCAAAAAACCTTTGCCTAAAAATGCATCAGGCGATGCAATCAGTAAGATCGATAAGAAATATCGGGATATTGAGAACAAAGGCTCTGGACTGCGCGACGATGGCGATAACTCGATTTAATAAACACTCTTTTGGGCTTTATAAAACTTAGGTTATTTATATGAAGTTTATATATGGCACCAAATCCAAACACAAACGACTATAAACAAACCTGGGAAGATATGTACCAGATCACTCACTACAAAGTTCCAGCTTACAAAGCTATTGCAGATGAGTCGATCAAGTCATCACTCGAAAAGGGTGTGACATATCACCGCACATTTGACTCTGACTTCGTTGTCGAGAATATGGGTGGAGATGGTGGATATAACAACCAGGCTTGGGTTGATAGCGATGAAACAATCACAATCAACTACGTCAAAGATGTTTCGTTCTTTATTTCAAAGCTCAACAAGTTCCAGGCTAATCTTCCTTTGCAGACTCGAAAGGCTCGCAAGGCAATGAATGGTTTGTTCTTGCAAATGGACTCTGATGTTTTCGGTGTTGCATATCAGGGCGCAGGTTCAGTAGTCGATGATAGTGTCGTTACTCCAGGTGGAACACCAGGTAACGGAGTCAGTATCAACGTTGGTAATATCATGGCGGTTGCTGCAGCAGCAGAACAGGCATTGGCATTGCAGAACGTTGTATACGATCCAGCAGCTCAGTTCTCTGGAGACTTCCGAATTGATAAGAATTCTGATATGCCAGTGGCTATCATTTCTGCTCAGTTCTACAACATCCTCACTCAATACTTGGGTGGAAAGACTACAGTTCTCGGTGACAATGTTTCGAACTCTGGTTACATCGGAAAATACTTCGGATTTAACTTGTATCGTTCAAACAACTTGCCATGGACTGGAAACCTTGTACTTGCTACAAACCCAACTGATGGCGACACGTTCACTCTCTTGAATGGAATTGTAAACAAGATCGGTGGTGTACTCACAAACCAATCAGTTACAGTCACATTCCGTAACACTCCTACATTGGTTGGCGAAGTAAAGATCGCATCAACTGCTGCATTGACTGTTACAAACCTTGTGAACGCGCTCAACAACCCATACGTTGCGATCCCGAACACAACAAATACTGGTTTCGTTCCGTTCATTCAGGGAAATTTGACAACTACACAGCAAAAATTGTTTGTTGGTCTCACAGCTACACAAACAAACCCAGCGACTGCATCTGGTACAACTCTCTCGCTCCAAATCAACGGACAGGGTAACGTTCCAGTATCACAGTCAATGACTGCTGTCGGTAACGTTTGGACCGCTGCACAGCAAATTCAGCACAACATCTTCGGAGTAAACAAATCGATCTCGGTTGTCCTCCAATATGGTCCTGAATTCGAAATCTTGCAGTCAAATCCAGCTCCAGGTTCTAGTAACTCTGGTCGCGTAGGATGGGACTTCGTTACATGGTTCACATACGGAATCAAGGTCTTCAACGACCAAGCTCCGAAGCTTGTGGATGTTCAGGTCCGTTCAGATGGATTCGTAACGAACCCAGTAAACACATTCAATTAATCGCACATCACCTTATTTCATCTTTCCGATTTTTTCGGAAAGATGGTACAGGTGAGTAACATAAATTCTTATGACAAATCTTCAAAAAATTGCATTGGGAATTGTGGCGGTGATTGCAGTTGTCGCTGGATATCTTTCTCTTTCTGGCAGTCATGCACTCGGTGATGCTACAGTCAGTAACTATCCAACTTGGTACTACAACGGAATCGTTATCGGTTCAGATAACACTCTTTTGACAAATATCAACTTTGGAACTTGTTCACTCACTGGAACATCTTCAATTGCAAGTCTTGCAACAGAGACATTGAGTTGTTCTGCTCCAAAAGCAAAGGTTGGCGATACAGTATTTATGATGTCTCCAAGTACAACAGGTACAGCGACATCTACAAATGGTGGATTTCCAATCATAGGCGCGAAAGTGAACACTGCCGGTACAATCAGCGTACAAGTGGTAAACTCAACCGCAACTACATCTGCTCCAACAACAGGACTCACAGGAGTTCAGTATCTCGATCTCCGATAGTGAATCTAAAGGGGAGATGGTCGGAAAAACATCTCTCCGAATAGGCTCATTATTATTAATAATAAAAACTATTTTTATGCAAGAAAAAAAACAAAGTGTCGTTGGTCTCATGATCGGTCTTCTTCTCATTTTGGGAATATTCGTTTTTCACCCTTTTACTCAGACAGCAAAAGTCGGTGATGCATTTGGTTCATACATACCAGTAAACGTATCGACAAGCTCCACAGCATCGACTGTAAGCAGTTTGATCCTCGGTGCGAGCTCTGCACGCCGATACGCTATTTTCGTCAATGATGGGGCAAATACAGTGTATCTATCGGCAATGGGTACATCTACTGCAAACAAAGGAATCCGTCTCGAAGCAAACGGAGGAAGATATGAAATCAACACGCTCAATCCGATTATTTCGGCAATTTACGCTATCACAGCAACATCAACTTCGAACATAACAATTACAGCATCGCAATAGAGTGTTATAATATGCTCATATATGAGTCTCTTAAAAAAAACAAAATTCAGAAACAGCCGAGATCCTGATGAGCGAGAATCATTGCGGTATGAAAACGAAGTCGATACCTCAAGTTCCATGCTTGAAATGGTCAAACATTTCTCAGAAATTACAAAAAGAATACAAGTAGCAAAAGGTGATAAGGGAGACACGCCATCGAAACAAGAATTGATGGAAGCGATACGACCTCTCATTCCAAAAGTAAAAGATGGGGAGACTCCAAGTGTTGAAAAATTGATGGCAATCATTAAGCCGCTCATTCCGAAAGTTGAAAATGGCAAGCATGGACGAGATGGTTTTACTCCGGTTAAGGGGAAAGATTATTTTACCGACGAAGAAATAAAGTGGCTGATAAAGTTTGTAACCCCTAAAAAGGGAAAACACTATTTTGACGGACGACATGGTAGGGATGGGAAAGATGCAAAACTTCCGAGTTTGCGCGAGCTCGCGATCAATACGATCAATGTGATGGAATCGCTCGAGGGAAACGATCGATTGGATGTAAAAGTTATTAAAGGTCTTGAGACATACATTTGGAATAAATATGTTGAATGGTATCGCAGAGAGGGAGGTCCGGGAGTTATTTTTCACGATAATACCCTTGGAGGTACTGGAGTTCCGGGAGATCCGCTTTTTGTAAAATCAGCTCCTCCGTCTGGTGGTGGCGCACGATTTGAAACTCCATCTGGTTTGATCGATGGTTCAAATAATGTTTTTACTGTCACTCATGTTCCAAATGCAATCGTATTGAATGGTTCGTGGTACTTCGAAAATGACGGATATACATTATCAGGATTAACAGTCACATTGGTTTTGATTCCAGATGTCGGATCAACATTGCGATCATCATATTAATATGAAAAACTTTCTCAAAAAACTAGCGATAATTATTGGAATAGCAACATTCTTTCCTTTAACTGCTTTTGCCCTCATTCCACTTCCGGTAAACCAAGGTGGTACAGGAGTGAACACTATAACCGGAATATTGCGCGGTAATGGAACTGCTCCGTTTTCCACTGCGACATCTGGTGATATAATTTCAACTCTTGGGTTCACTCCGATTTCGACAGTAAATGTTGATGGTGTAACAATTACCGGAAATGGTGTGGGTATTCCTCTTGTAGCTCATTCGGGATCTGGATCGTCTTCACTAAATGCAAATGAAATTGCTTTTGGAGATCCATCGAATGTGATGACAAGTTCTCCCAACCTTTCGTATAATCCGAGCGTATCGGATTTTGCTGTTGGTTTTGGTGGTACAAGTAAACTTCATCTCAATGAACTCACAGGCGATTACAGCCTCGGAAATACTGGCGGAGCGCACGTTCAAGTTCTCGATGCAGGAGCAACGAGTGTCACAAACGATGCAAATTTTGTATATGCACAAAATGGCGCAGGGAATCGGTATCAATTGCTTGGAGGCGGATTCTACAATACCGGAGACTTGAGTTGTGTAAATAATTGTTCTCAAACAACCATAAATGATGCAGCTCGTACATTTACATATTCAGATAAGCCACACGGATTTGGTACTTCACGATATATTTATGTCGATCCACGGAATCCAGACTTTTCTTTTGGAGATATAGATAATACTCAGTTCGGTGACTACTTAAATATTGGGAAAAACCGATTTACATTTTATGGAAAGCCTGGAAGTGATAGGTATCTTAATTTCAATGCTGGCGGTGAATATTCCATAGGAGATCTAGATGGAGCTTTTCAAGGAACAACATTTACGGTGGATGATTCCAGCCAAGGTATCATCCCACGCGCTGACCAGTATTTCTCATACCGTGATACTAGTGATAACTCATATATTGAAGCTGATCCGCAGACTGGTTTCTATGGAATTGGAGACCTTGACAATGTTCATGGTAAAAGTTCGCTCTTGCTCGATGACTCTATTCCTAATTTAAAATACCAAGTAGGAGGACAAAACTACCTCTATCTAGATCCATCTACAGCGCAATACCAAATTGGTAGCATTGGCGGAACTTATATAAATATAGATGACAGTTCCAGTGTTACAACATTACAGCAAAACGCAGCTCTCATTTCACAGAATACGAGTGGTCAGCAATTCTTAAATCTTGATCCAAGTATATCAACGTACAAGTTCGGAGATTTGAGCAGTATTGGAAACAGTACCAATATTTCGGTTGAAGATGGTTCAACTCTAATCCGTAACACGACAGCCGGGCAATTTATAGTGCAGAGTCCGCTTACCGGAGTATCAACACTCAATGTAGATAACGGATCAAACCAAGTAACAATCAGCCAAGCATACACGCTTGACAATACTGTCGGTACGCCAGGATATGTTCTCACAACCGATGGATCGAGTGCTGCAACATGGCAACCAGTACCCGGATTTTCAATCGGTGCGCCTGTAACTGGTGGAACTCCAAATGATGTTCTATATACAGACAGTTCAGGAAATGCAGCACAGTGTAATAATTTTCTATTCAATCCAGATCCAGGTACACATGTTTTCAGTGTCGGGGCAGAATGTTCAGGATCAGATAAAAACCTCATTCTCGACCAACAATTTGGAACATATTCTATGGGTTCACTGCCAGGCAACGTGAGTGGATTTGGAACTCACTTCGATGTAGTCGATGGCAGTCAGCACTTCGACACATATTCAAATACCTTTACTGCAAACCAAATCGGTACAGGTCTCACATATATGTATGCTGATTATCAACCAGGAGGGAATATCGACATGCGACTCGGAGATTCAGGATTCCATGACAATGGCACACAATTTCAAATTGAAGATGCTCTAAGTACAATCCAAGCAAATACTGGAACTTTTAAAGTTGCTGATCCAAGTTCTACGGTTCATTTTACAGTTGATGGGGCAAGTGGTGTTCCAACAATCAATGTCGGAGCAGGGCAATATTCGTTGCCACCATCCGCAGGTTCTCCTGGGCAAATATTAACCATGGGATTCGGTGGTGTCACAGGATTCGCGCCAGCACCAACAACATCGGTTGGAATTGGAACAGCTATTACGAGTTCCACTCCATGGGAAGTTCTTTATACTGATGCATCAGGAAATCTCGCACAAGATACTGGTCTTATATTTAATCCAACAGTTAGCGGAACTGATCCATTTGGTTTCCATGTATCACTCAACAGCACGAATGTTTTCGATTTGAGCATGCTCACAGGTGTATCAAAACTCGGAAACTATTCAGGAGGCGGAGTCGGTCCTGTGTACTTCACACAAGATTGGGGAACAACAGGAAACGCAACACTCACACTCAATAAAAAATTCTTTGTATCAAATGGATCTGGTGTTGAAACATTCGATGTGAACACCGCATCAAACACTGTAAAAATCAGCAACCGATACACTCTGCCAACATCAACTGGAACAGCTGGTCAAGTTGTAACGAGTGACGGAGTTGGTGGATCTTCTTGGACCACGATCTCATCAGGAACATCAACATCTCTTACATTTACTGGTGACGTTACTGGAAGCGGTACAAGCACCATACCACTTACAATTGCAACAAACGCTGTAACATTTGCTAAATTCCAGCAAATCGCATCGTCTACATTGCTTGGAAATCCTACAGGTTCGACTGCAAATGCAACGACTGTAAATCTCGGTACATGTCTATCATATTCAGGAACTACCCTAAATGCTTGTGCAACTCCAACTGTTACATCAACCCAAATCGCCTATGGAAATGCATCAAACGCAATCACTTCTGATTCACTCTTTACACGAACCTCGACAACAACAAATATCAGTTACGCGACAAATGGAACTGCTCTCAACCTCAATGACACAACAAAGACAGCTGTTCTTGCTGGTAATTTGCTTTCGCTTCGAGATGGAACAGGACACCACTATTTTGACCTAAACAGTGCGAGTTCGACTCTCACAATGGGAGATATCAGTGGAACTGGTGCAGGAAATCAATTCACGATTGACATGTTGAACAATATCAACACTCAGTTCACTGTGTCATTCCGTGTTCGATGGAGTGGAGCAAACTATCTCAACATCGACGACAACGCAGCTCTCTATCAAATGGGAGATATCGGAGGAACAAACAATCACACATTCTTCCAGATGAACGATACTACGCAACAAATACTCTTTGCCACAGGCGGTGCAAACCTGGTATTGATGACTTCTACAACGACTCAAGTATCAAATAACCTCACAATTGCTGGTAGTGAAAGTCTACGAACAGATCTGTTTACAACAAGTGCAACACTCGACAAAACAAACACTGTCGCGCGATGTGATGCAACAGCTGGTGCTGTAACAATCACGCTTCCAACAGCGGCATCAGCATACAATTCAACTCTGCGAACTGGCGATCATTACTACATCAAAAAGGTAAACGCTTCTGTAAATAACTGTACTATCCAAGCAGCTGGAGCAGAGCTTATCGACGGATCAAATACTCAATCATTGACTGGATTATTGAGACCCGACATAGAAATTATTAGTAATGGGACAGGCTGGGATATACTCTAATTATGAAAAAAATATTTAACAAAAAGTTTTTCTTTACTGTTTTACTTGTAGGTATTATGTTGGGTGGATACGCTGTAGTAAAAACAAATGCATCGTACGGAATATTTTCAATCACTGGTTTTGTTAATGCAGGATCGGGTACAACTCTTTCCGGATCAGGAACTCTTGCGAGCCCTTATGTTATTTCAGCATCATCAACCATGGTTTCAGGGTATACAAGCATGCAATCGTTTGTTACTCAAACTGGAACTGCCACCCCAACCGCGACATTGCTTGTAAATGGTTTCGGATCAACAACATTCACATGGGCAAGAACTTCTGCTGGAATCTATACGATCACAGCGAGTAGTCCTGTTTTCACATCAGGAAAAACAGTCGGTATATATTCTCCGCTTGTAAATCTCAATGGGGCAGTAAGTATCACTCGTACGAACTCCACAACAATTACAATGACCACAGCTGTTCAATCTCTGGCAATTCTTGGATTGCTTGGATTTACTGCAACACCAACCGATGCGATGTTATCGAACAATTTAGTAGAGCTTAGGGTGTACCCATAATTTTATGACAGACGAAGTTTATATAAAAGAAAAACCCTATTCTAAAAGGGAAATTGACATGATAACAAAACCAATTCTCGATCACCTCGATGAACAAGATAAAACATTTGTTAATGTAAATAAAACTCTTGCTAGAATTGAAATACAAACCACAAAAACAAATGGCAGAGTAAATAAGCATACCATTTGGTTTAAGGTAATATGGGGAGCTCTTGGGGTGCTCGGAACTTTATTGATATTTGGTATTCCGATATTTATGAACATTGAAAAGTATTATATAAGAACATCAATTAAAGATGCAGTCGAGGCATCTCTTAACGCTCGCGTTCAAAGCGTTCAACAATAAGAAGTAATATATGACAAAAAAATTAATGATCCGTTTGAAACCGAAATTCAAGGTTACACTCAAGAAAGATAATCCAGCACCAATTACCGGGAAATATGCACGAGTGCAGCAAAAGAAAAAAATGGTATAATTTAGTAAGTTTGTTAGTATTATTAATCGACAAAACAGAGCGTCACTCTGTGTCGTAAATTATTAGAAATTTTATATGATTAACAACGAAACAATCGTCGGTCTCCCAGTGACCGCAGGTGCTAACGGACCTTTGATCTTTGCAAAATGTTTGGGAAACCCGAATACTTTTGCTCTTGATGCAAACACTTACGCAGTAGGATGTGTTCTTTTGCAGCAAGATGCTACGACTGGATATACAAACGTTCCATGGCAAAACACAGGAACTCTTGCTGTTCCAGTGTGGACTGTAGTTGGTAACGGAAAGGTTGTGTCAGGAAGCGGTGCAACAGTTGCACTTACTCAGGCACAGAACGGATCTCTTTGTATTATGGATCGCGCAGCAGGAATTGTATTTACTCTCCCTGCACCAGTAGTTGGAACATACTTCGACTTCATGGTTCTCACATCAGTTACTACAAATGCATACAAGGTTATCACTGATGCATTAACAACATTCATGCTCGGTTCGCTCGTGAACATCGACACTGACAGCTCAAACGCTGTCGCTGCATGGACTGCGGATGGTTCAACAATCCGATCTGTATCAATGAATGGTACAACAACTGGAGGATTGAAAGGAACATCATTCCGCGCTACATGTATCAGTACTACTGAATGGATGATTCAGGGTATCGATCAGGGTAACGGTGTTGTTGCGACTCCGTTTGCGACTTCATAGTTTTCATACTCTTTCCATTTTCGTCGATCGACGAAAATGGAAAGGACTATGGAAATTAAAAATGCATTACAAAAGTTGGACTTGGATTTGCGTGATTATTCTCATCACATGTTTTTCGGTACTCTTGGTGCTGCAAGTTTGCCAACACAGGATTTCACTATTTATGATGCATTGACATATACAATAAAATGGGGTGATACCCTATCATCCATTTCTCAGTCTTTTGGATATACCATAAATGATATATTGTCCGCTAACCCTAAAATACTGAATCCAAACAGAATATATGTTGGAGAGGTAATAAATATACCTGCGAGAAAGAATAAGATACTCGATCAAAAAGATCTTGATTTCTGTCCTGGCTTTACAGCTGTAGAATTGCAAAATGCGCTATGGGGAGTCTTCTTTGATCCTTTCTATCAGATGGCAAAAATAAAGCAGGTACGAGGCGAATATAAGCAATACGGAGCTAATTTGCGCGATGGAGCTCAATCAGTCGTTAAATATGGATCATTACCTGCTGTTTTAGCACCATATACCCACAATAACGACTCAACATCTGACAAAACCAGAGACTTTTTGGCAAACTGGGCGAATTATCCAAAAGGCTTAGATCAAAAATCTGCAAAATACTGTGATCTGTCTTTCTTTACTCTTGACGGAGTTTATGATGCATTTGATAATATTCGATCTGCTTTATGGATGCATCGATCAGAACGCAGGGGAGTCAGCTTCGGTCTTGAATGGCATCCTGAGTGGACGTATGCCCCCGGAGGAATAATTCCTGACGTAATGCCTACCAGCAAAGGTGATGGTCACGATATGGCTATTATTGGTCAAAAAACTATAAACGGAAAATTCTATTTGGTTCACCAGCAAAGTTGGACCGAAAAAATGGGTGATGGAGGACTCTACTATTTTCCTCGATCAATTATCGATCAAGCATTTGGTCTCGGATATGGAGCGATGATGTTTTCTCGAATAGATAAAAGCGGATCAACAGGATCAAGTTTTCTCGGCTACATTACTCAATTATTCAATTTAATCGTCGGTGCTTTTAAGAAGTAAAATATGAACGGACAAGCGATGGTGAATTTTGTGACATCAATACTTGGAGGAGAAGCACCCGATCCATTGTATATTTTGGCTTTGATAAATATGTCTCGATTGCGTTACGAAAAACGCAGACCATGGCAGGTTTTGAAAAAAGTTGATAGTAGTCAAATCGTCCAGGGAGGAAATACATACACAACATCATTCAACCTGCCGACCGACTTCGTTCGTTATGTCGGAGAAAGCTCTCTTTCAGAGGGTTCAGTTGTTCTCTTTACAGAACCGGACAATAAAGTAACACTCACCGAATGTCCGATGGAACTTTTGCTTTACGAAAAGAACAACTGGGGGAAATTTGCAGTAGACTATGGATCGAGAACTTTCAATATTTGTGGTTTGTCTCCAAACCAATTCAATATTTATCAATACTATATTGCTGACTTCGGTGATATTACGCTTAGTACAACATGGCTTAGATTCAATGCATATAATCCGAATTTTGCTTTACTGCTTTGTTTTGATGCTGCAGCTCGATGGAGACTTGGTACTGACTATGACGATGTTGCTGCTTTCAACGCGGAAGATAATGGCAAAATGGCAAATGAAATCTTTGCATCGATGTCTACATGGGACACAGAGCTTTCACTTTCTACAGTGAATAGTTTGAACTATAGAGGAGGTTATCAAGATCCGAGATCTCAAGGTCCGAGAGGTGTTCGTGCTACTTCATAAAATATATGGCAAAAAAAGGAAGTTCAATAAAACCAATAGCACCCTATGTCATCGGAGATCCCGAACAAAAGACTCCATGGGGTGGAATCAATACAGCGATTAAAGATAATCGATCTCTTGATCGTGGTCAGACATACGATGAACTAAACTGGATTTGTGGACGAGATCGAGACTATGTCGAGCTTCGCCGAGGTCAGGCACTTCTTGGAACAACTCGAAGAAACATACCTGGTCATGTCAGCGGTCTTGGTGTTGGTGTCGATCCACAGGGTGCGGAGGTAACATTTTACTCTTTCAACCGCAGTCTTATGTTTTTTAACAATGCGACTCAAGACACACAGGAAATAAATACTACAAATATTCTTCCTGATGCTGCGAATGATGAAGATGTCAGCTTTACTTCTTACGAGGGTATCTCATGGGCGAACATGTTTGCCACATCAAAAAATTCATCAGTATATAAAATCCCTATCGCAAATCCTGATTCAGCTGTCGATTTGCAAGCACAGCACAGATTCAATTTCATGAAAATAAATCGTGGAATGGCTTTTGCTGTTGATGAAAAAGGAAATCCAGATCGAGGAAATACATCATTGGATGGAACAAGTCTCTGGCTCTCGGACCAGCAATCAAATGATCTTGCTGATTATCCAAGCCACATGTCTTTGCCACCTGCACCGACACTTGTACAGGGTACAGGAGGTTCTTTGGCAGATGGAACATATTATTTCGTTGTGACTGTTTTTGGTCTTGATGGAACAGAAACTACTCCCGGAGCAGAATCAAGTATCGTAATTTCAGGAGGTGGCGGATCAGCGAGTGTAACAATATCATTTCCAAACGTTGCTGGAGCTGTAAGTTACAATATTTACGGATCGACAACGCCCGGAACATATGTAACACCATCAAAAACAAACCCCATACCTATACTTGTAAATCTTGGATCACAAAATTCATACAATTTTATTGGTCCTTTTTTAACAGGACAGCCACCATCGTCATCAACTCAGCCATTGATTCCAGTCATCGCTACCGGTGATGGAACAACAAGAACATTCTCAGGAATACTTCCTAGTTTCAGTCCTACAGTTTTCTTGGTTGTCATAACAGACGGAACGGAATTCTTTTTGGATAATGGTGATGGATCTTTTACAGGATCTCTTGGTGGAACAGGAACTATAAACTACGCGACAGGAGCATATTCTGTAACGTTCAACACTGCACCGACAGCCAGTACTCCAATCACTGCATCTTTTTATACTGATGACTCGCATGCACTTACAAATTTCACAGTGGCAAATCAATTTCCAGAAGCGGATGGAGCAGGAAAAGCGCGAGCAGTACTTTCTTATCAAGGAGTGGAATATTCACTTCATGCATTGCGATCTTGGGTGTTCACAGTAACACAAGGTGCTACAGGAAATAGTTACACAAACGATCCATATTATGAACAAATCGGTATTCCTAGTTCTCGATCAGCATTTCCAACGGGAGACGGAATATTGTTTTACAACAACGCAAACCCTGCACAGCCAACTCTGTCTATTCTTCAAATTCCGCCTGGATCAACAAATCTCACAGTTGTTCCGATTGTTCTGTCGAAAGACATCGATCTATCAGGGTTTGGTTCTGGTCAATGCGTTGTATATCGATGGAATGAATACGATATTATAGAGCTACAAACTGTAAACGATTCCGGAGCTGCGAACACATACAACAGCATTACATTCATACGAAACTGGCAATCCGAAAATCCTGTATGGGATATACTCGATTACGAATTCGGATGCTTGGGAACATTCAATGGAACTCTCATTTCAGGTGATTCACTTTCGCCAAACCTTTTCACATTATTTTCAGGATTCGATGATGATGAGCAGATAATAAATAATTATCGAAAAAGCTCATACGTTGATCTTGATCTACCCGGAGAAAAGAAAGTTCGATATGTAAAAGTTCAGGGTCTTATTCAGCCAAACCAAAAACTACAATTTAGTCTTTCACTCGACGAGGGTGCATACGTTCCTTACTACACAATTTTGGGAAATGGTCCGTATGTTGGAACAACTCCGGTTGGAATCGGAACATACACAATTGGATCAAATCCCGATATTATCGGTGGCGGAGGTAGTGGGAATCCAGGTAGTATCGGTCAGATTGCATATCCATACGAAGTTGTTATTCCAGTTATGACGGATAAGTTCGAATATATCTCTCACCAAGTAAAAGCACTCGATGTCGGATATGTCCGAGTAAGTCGCGTTGAGTATATGGATATTCGTTGGAAGCGAAAGCGTTTGAGTTCTGTAGTAGATCTTCAAATTGATAATTAATTTGTGTTATAATAAAAATATGAAAAACCTCAAAAAAATATCTGTTTCGCTCGCATTATTAGTTTCAGTTTTCTTTTTGGGTAATATGGTTTTTGCTTCTCCACTGCCACAATCACCAGCATTGTTTGATAGTGCGATGGCATATCCGCAATCGAATACAGATACCACATTTACACTTGCAGCCAACCAGCTAAATGGTGGTGGTTCTGTCAGTGGATATACATGTTTTACAGTCGATTCAGGTCTCCCAAACAATGAATACGAATGTGGAATGGTGGCAAGCACGACTGTTACATCGATCACTCGAGGTATCGATCCACTTACCGGAACATCAAGTGTTCCGAGTTTGATTTTCAGCCATAGACGTGGTGCTGATGTTCGAATCACAACATTTCCTGTTTTGACAATTTTGAGAAACATGGCAAATGGTCAAGATACTTACGACAATATTATTTCATATACTTCTCATCCGACTTTTACAGCGAGTTCTTCTTTGGTTGATAAACAATACGTTGATACGATCGCAATTCAAGGTTCACCACTTGCAACAAATATCGCATTTGGAATTTCAAAACTATCAGTTGCAGCCGCTTCTTCGACACAACCAATCGCTGTCGGAACAAACGATCCTCGAGTACCAACCCAGGGAGAAAATGATGCTCTTGTGGGTACTTTCGGAACTCCAAGTTCAACAAACAAATATGTTACAGATGCAGATACATCTGCGGTTGCATCAAGTTCTCGAGTAATTCGATGGAGTAGCGGGGCATATCCAGCAGGTAACGGATCTGCTATTACAAACATCAGTCCAAGTACTCCGATGCTTGCTGCAGAAAGTATTACAGCTGGTCAAGCGGTTTCCGGATATTACTTCCAGAGTGACGGAGGTGTACAGTTCGACAACAAAGTCATTGTTCCTGCGACTGTAGTTGGAACAGGTGGTGGAAGTGTCGTCCAATCTTTTACTGTTGCAACAAGCACAACAAATAAAGCTGTTGTAATTTTTGTTTCTTCATTCACAGGAGGTGGAGGTGTTCCAACACCGACATCTGTAATGTACGGAGCATCATCAGCGACAAACATCGATTCGATCGCCATGAACGGAGGAATTGAGGGAGTATACTCATACGTTCTTTTCAATCCACCAACTGGAGCAAATAACATCACTGTAACGCTTCCTGGATCTTCTTCAAACCGATCAGTAATTGTCAGTGCATACTCATACTACAACGTATTGCAAAGCGGAGTTGATTCACATGCAGCCACAGGAACACACGGAGCATCATCTGTATCTCAAGTGGTTTCGATCGTAAATAATGGCGCATTGGCACTCAGCGCATTTCAGAGTACTGGAGGGACATGTTCTGTTCCAGCAGGAATAGTAAATGCAAACAACAACAACCAGACCGATACGACTGATCCTGCACAATGTTTTCTCTCAGGAGATTCAGGGTTGATATACCCAGCAGGATCAACTACATTTTCTGCGAGCTCACATGCAAGTGGACTTCTTACCTTAACTTTAGCACCGGTAACACCAGTTTCAACAGGATATGTAGTGCGAGCATCGAGTTCAAACGTCACAAATACAGCGAATTTGGATAAATACAAAGCGTTCCTAGGGTTCGCAGCAAATAGTGCCGCAACATCATCGACAGTGAATGTTCAGACATTGAATATCGCAACAGGTTTATCCGGACTAACGCCGAATGTTCAATATTACTTGAATAACACACCTGGAACAATTGGTACAACCGCTGGGACAAATACACGAAAGGTCGGAATATCAACAGCTTCAACAACACTTTTAATTACAAATATATGGTAACAGACTTCGACACATTGGGCGGAGCAACAGGCGCATCAAGTGGTACTCTGCCGAGAGTTCCAGTATCTTCTCCGATAGTTCCACCACCGGTAAAACCAGTTGGTGGAACTGATTCAAGTGGAAAACCTGTATATAACACCCCAAATGATAGCCCAACACCAACTCCGAACCTTCTTCCTAGAGTTCCACAGACACCACAACAGAGTCTTGGTGATGCAAAAGAAATAACTGGAAATAATTGGAATCCTACACCAATCGGACCAGATGGAAAACCAATATCACCAACAACTACAGCTACGGCTCCAACTCCGACTGCAAGTGACTATATAAAAAACTTCAAAGCACCGGATAGTGAAGAAACAACGTACGAAAAACTTTTGGACCAAGCAAAAGGAAATGTTACTGATGTCATCAGCGGATATAACGATCAGATAGCTCGATCAAACAAAAACGTCGCTGGTTATGGTGCATCGACAGGTTCATCAGGTTTTGCAACAACACAGGCAGAGAATGAGGCAACAAAACCAATCATCGAAGCTCGAACAAAAGCATTGAACGACATTTATTCTACAGTAAGGAATAATGCTATTTCTCTATATGAAAATGATAAAAACCGAGCACTTACGAGCGCAGAGGATTCAATCGCACTCGAGCGACAAGCACGAACAGATGCGCAGGATTCAATCAAAACAATGGCTGCTGCTCATTTGGATTGGAATGATTACAAATCAAATAATCCTGATAACTACAATGCCTTGGTAAAATCACTCGGAGGCGATCCAAACGTTGCAGATGCCTTGTTTGCCATGAGTGCGCCAGCAGAAACAGTGCAGAATCAATATAGTGTGAGTGATGGAAAAGGCGGAACAACTGTAAACCAGATCGTACAAGATCCGGTAACAGGCGCGGTCCGACATGTGACTTACGATCTCCCTGGTGTCACAATTCCTCCAACATATTCATATACAAAATCCGGAACAAACAGCGGATATTTTGCTCCGTCAGATTTTGCTCAAAACCCTGATCCATCAAAACTAATTTTCATTTCAAGTGATCCAACAAACGGAAATGCAATTACTGTTACAAAGGATGGTCAGACAACAGTAAATGGAGTTCCAATAAATCAAACACCGGGTGCATCAGATACTCCGACAACTGGAACAACTTCAACCGTCGGTGCTGCAGGAACAATCGCATCAATCGTAGGTCTTCAAGATCCAACATTGCCACTCAGTGCGGTAATAGCCGATCCATCGATCGGTCTTGATGGCGTGGTCGCAGGAATCATACAGAATGAGGGTGGATCACCAAAGGGTGTTTTGAACAATCCAGGAAATATTAAATTCGTTGGATTGCCTGGTCAAAAAGATAGTGGTGTAAAAGCAACCGATGGTGGTACTTTTGCATCATACGATACAGCTCAGGCAGGAAAGCAGGCGATCGGAGATCTTGTAACCAAAGGATCAAATTCTGGAAAAAACTTTGATGATTTCATCAACTCATACACAGGAACAGGAAGCAACAGCTCACAGGGTAGTGGAAGTATCTTGAACGCAACAGGAATATCTTTGCCGGTATTCAATTACCTTACACAAGGTACTGCATCGCTCTCTCGTCTTTCCGCATCACAGAGAAAAGAAATACAAAATGAATCAACCGATTTCTTGAATAAAAATGGGATAGATATTTCAACATTTCAGTCTCAATACAAAGCATTTAACGATACTCTTGCAAAAAATATTTCTCGAAATAACCAAACAAAGGTTATGGAAAATGAATTAACTGGAACAATAAAAAACTTGCAGGGTGTTGTAAAGGATTCTGAACTTGGTGATTTGAACCTACAAAATGTATCTAAAGTGTGGGCAGGTCAGCAAGTAAACGATCCTCTCGCAACGCAATATGCGTTCCATTTCCAGCAGCTTAAAAATGAGCTCGCTGGATATTTTGCTGCATCACAGGGTAAATCTAGTCCAGATGTTATTGACAACAACGATGCAGCCGATGCAGTTATAAATGGTATGTCTACTGGTTCACTGAACGGTTTGCAAAAATCAATTGAAAATTCAACAGACAAGATGAGTAGCGTTCTTCAATCAAGTGTTGATGATGCACAGAAAAGTGTTTGGGGTCTATTTGGTGTAGGAGATAAATATCAACCAAAGGGAGGAACAACGAGTACACCAACAGGGAGAACAGACATGACAGATCAGGGAGCAAAAGATTTCGTTGAAAAAACCCTTACAGCACATGGTCAAAAATACGATGACATTATCGCTCAATACACTCCGTCTTTGCAGTCAGGAGAAAAATTGGCACTAGATAATAAAACCGGTGCGATTATTGCGGTCAAATCGTCGGATGATCCAAACAGTTACACACCACTTTAATTTTATGGCTCGAGTACTCCAATCACTTCCCGATAGTTCTTCCGCACCACAAACAAGCACTGTGGGTCGAGTCCTATCTACAAATACAACAGACGAACGCAATCAAAGAATCAATCAAGGTTTGCCAGTCGGACAGGATGCAATTCCAGAAAATAAGCAATTAGGTACTCCAGCAGTACCGGCTCGAGCAGAGCCAACACGTTTAGGAACTATTATTAGAGATGCAACAAAATTTTTTGCTCGTGGTGCTATTTCTGCAAAAGACACAGTGCAAGACATTGCTTCAACTGGTACATCCGCTGCAAATGCTGGATTCAATGCTGGTTCCGGAAACAAGGGTGAGGATGTTTTGCCGAATGTTCCAATGGCAACACCAGAAAAGCCAGTAAAGAGTAAATATTTTGGAGATCTATATCCTTGGGGATATGGGAAAGACATTAATCCAGAAAAGACTCCTGTACGATCTGCACTTGATTCAATAAGTCAGGGAGCTCAAGCAGGAACATTTTTTGCTGGCGGTGCGGAGACTGGAGAAATTAAAAATATTGCAGAACAAACAGGAAAACAGTTTATAAAATCTGCAACAAAAGAGGGAGCTGTTTTAGGTGGAGCTCAAGGTGCAGCAACAGGTATTGAAGAAGCATCTACAGCAAAAACTCCAACTGAGGGGGTTGGAGATGTTGTAAAAGACGTTGCAATTGGAATTCCAACAGGAGCTATAACAGGCGCAGTTGGAAGTAAAATAATTGGCGCTATAAAACCTAAAGTTGCACAAGAAGTTTTGGATAGTGCAATAAAAGATGTCAGCCCGACACTTTCAAAAACAGAAAAAGAAGCTGCTGCTGTTTCTGGTCGAGGAGAAAAAACTGGAATATTCGGAAAGGTTGAAGTAAAACCAGACCAAAAAATAAAAGATGCAGCGGATGCAGTCAAAGATATTATTTCAAACAAAAAAACATATACTGAAAAGATAAATGCGGTCCGCGATTCAATTTCAAAAGAGGCAGAGAGCCTCAAGGCAAAAATAAAATCAGTAGATCATCCATACACATTCAAAGAATTGTCTTCAAAAATTAGCAATCTGAAATCACCTATTTCGATTAAAGGAACAGCATTTGAAAAACAAACACAAGCTCTTAAAAAAGCTGTCTTGGATATTGCTAAAGAAAAAGGAGGAAATATTTCAGGGTTGCTTGATACTCGAAAAGAGTTTGATGCTTTGGTTCAAAAAGAATATCCAAACCTTTTTGACAAAGAAAATGCTCCCATGAGAAATGCTGTTACAGCAATGCGAAATGAAATCAACAACTTTATTGAAAAACAACTTCCAGGAGATGTTTCATACAAAAATAGTCTAAAATTGCAGAGCAATATGTATAATGCAATCGATGGAATGGGTGACAAAGCAGGTAAAGAAATTGGTACAAACAAGTTTTTGCGCGTTATAAAGAACAACCCAAAGGCATCAACAGCAATTGGAACTGCCGCCAGTGTAATTGGTGGAGAGAAGATTTACGAACGAGTAAAGAAATTTACTGGAAATTAGCTATATAAATAAGTCGAATCCCAATAACAAGTAATAGTATTCCTGTAATCATACTTTCATGGTACTATATATACGTCGCAGGGTATATATTGACAAATAATTTATTTGTCGCACAATATATCTTTTCCGACTAAGACTAAGCATAAGAATAGCCACGGATCGATCCGCAGCTATTACTTATATAGTTAATCCTCTATCAACTCCTTCACGAGTTTGAGGATTTTGTAGATCACTATGAGACCTATAATTGTTTGAATTGTCATATATTTACTTTTTGAGTTTAAGTATATATTTTGACAGTATCTTAAAAATTCATGCCAAAAACAAAAAAAAATCACCCCGGATCGGATGATCTTCTCGTGAATTATTTGAATAGATTGAGAAATCTACCGGCGATGTTTTAGGTTTAGTCGCCATCGAACATATCGCCGGTAGATTTCTTTATCCCTTATCAATATTCACGGAGATTATATCATGTCGGCATGAGTTTTTACGACATAAAAATTTTCTAAAGATTTTAGGGGACTCGGCTTCCCTGCTTACTTGACAAATCTAGTAAAAATCTGTTTTCTGTGTTATTATATATTTGCAAAACCAAATATTGAACCCTTGCAGGAAACAAAATCTCGCTTATACGGCGTGGTGGCTTACCTTGCAAGGGTTCACCACCGATGTCGTAGGCGGGGTTTTGTTTTTATAAGGTCATCGAACCCTTGCAATGAGTAAAAATAAAAGAATTGCTCTCAGTGTTTTTGTTGGTCTAGTGCTTTTTATTATAGTGTCTGATGTATCAGATTATATATTTCCATTGACCCGGTTTAATACAGACGGAGATAGTTTAGGATCTAAACTTCTACAGCTTTTGAATGTTCTTCTTCCGTTAGCATTCAACCTGGCTATACCGATATTTCTGGCTGAACTTTTGTACAAAAAATTACCGCAGAAAAAATAAAACACTAAAAAACTCCCATCTGGGAGTTTTTTAGTGTTAGGACTTTGAGTATATCTTTTCCGACACTGGCTTAGGTATAGATTGCGCCTAAAAAATCCACCCGAATAAGGATAGGGGAGTGAACAATCGTTTAACATGACAAAAAATTATTATTGCGCGACATTAATTAGAGGTCCTCCCTTTTAGCATTAAAACAATGTGGTATAATTTATTTATGAAAAAATCATCATCAATTTTCTCTAAAAAGAGAGAGGAAATTATCGAGGAAAAACCAGAAGAAATAATGGTTGCCTCTCAATTAAAACCTGTTTCAGAAGTCACAGCTTGCGTTTTCGACTATGGTACATTTCTTTGTCTTGCCGACAAGCTTGGAGAAACATACAAAAAGGTATATTACTATACTCCAACGGAAAAAGAGTTTTACACCATTGATGAACTTTCAAAAGGTACAGGTATCGACAACATCGAGCGCGTTGAGGATATTTTTAATCCGGAAATATTTGATGAAATAGACCTTTTCATTTTCCCTGATATTGGATATGAGGGTCTACAGAAGCATCTTAAAAGCCTTGGCAAAGTAGTTTGGGGAAGCATGGGTGCAGACGAGCTCGAACTATTGCGAGATCACTTCCTCAAAACACTCAAGCAACTTGGTCTTCCTGTAATACACACGGAAACTATTACTGGTCTTACAGCATTGCGCGATCACCTAGAAAAAGTTGAAAACAAATATATCAAAGTAAATAAGTACCGTGGAAACATGGAGACGTGGCATCACATAGATTACGATCATAGCAAGCCCGAGCTCGATCGTCTTGATATTCAATTTGGAGGACTCAAGGAAGAAATTGTTTTTGTGGTACAGGATCATATCAAAACCGATGTTGAAACAGGATGCGATACCTGGTGTATCGATGGAAAATTTCCTACAAAATTCTCACAAGGATACGAAAAGAAAAATGAGCTCTATCTCGCTTCAATCGTAGATGAAATGAAGCTTCCAGAGGTTATTAAGACAGTAAATGATGCCATGTCTCCCTTGCTTAAAGAAATGAAATACAGAAATTTCATGGCTACTGAAATCCGCGTAAAAGATGGTATTCCATATTTCATCGATCCAACCATGCGCATGCCGGGTCAGAGCGGAGAACAGTTGCTCGAAACATGTACAAATCTTGATGAGGTCATTTGGCATGGTGCGAATGGTGAAATGATTGAACCCGATTTTAAGTATAAATTTTCCGCTGCAGCAACCATGCACTATACAGCAGGTGGCGAATGGATGGTTCTAAAAGTACCGGAAAAAATAAAAAAGTGGGTAAAGCTATATCATTATTGCAAGCGCGACGATATATATCATTTTTCTCCAAAAGAGGATGGGGAGGTTGGTGTAATTCTCGGTTGTTCCAACACGATCGAGGGCGCAATTGAAAAACTCAAGGAACATTTGGAGGAATTGAAAGATGAATCGATTGAGTGCAAGCTCGAGGGGTTTGTCGAATTGCTCAAAGATGTTGAAGATGCGGAGGAACATGGAATAGAGTTCACTACTCAAAAAATACCCGATCCTAAAAAAGTCGTGTTATAATATATTTATGAATACATTAACTCAAGGGCAGACAAATCAATATGTCGTTCAGCTCCAACAGTTCTTAAATATGCGCGGTTATTTCCAGCCGATTACAGGATTTTTTGGACCACAGACAAAAGCAAATCTGATGAAATACCAGAAAGATCATGGTATTCAGCCAACAGGAATTGCAGATGGTGCGTTTGTCGGTGTTGTAACAAAGCAAGATAAATTGGATCTTTGGTGTCATGCGATACAGGATCGAGAGGGATATTTTGCACCTGGAGAAAATCCAACGTACCCAAATGGAACTCCGGCGTGGGCGAACAACAATCCTGGAAACTGTGTTTTCGTAAACCAAGATCATTCTGTAAAAAATGGGCGATTTGCAAAATTCACGACATATCAAGATGGATATAACTACCTCAAAGATCTTTTGATTTGGGCATGTACCGGACAAGCAAAACCACTATACAATCCAGATATGACACTTGTGCAATTCTATCAAGTTTACGCTCCATCATCTGATGGTAATGATCCAAGTAGCTATGCAAATCAGGTGGCTACAAAACTCGGTGTCACGTCGGACACCGCTATTAAAAATCTATTAGTATAATTATGTATAAATATATCAAACCAGGTTCTATAGATTGGGCTGGTGTAAAACGTGTTATTGTTCATGCTGCAATTCTTGGTCTCGGTTATATTGTTATGTCTTTCGAGCAATGGTTGGTTGGTCACAATTTCGGAAACTACCAAATGTTGGTCATGGCAACAAACAGTGTGGCAATAAAGTTTTTGGAGAAATTCTTCTCCGGATATAATGTTACGATCACAGGATCAGTTGCAGAAAATCAATAATGTGTTATTGTGTATGAGTAGTTTCAAGACTGGCTTTTGACAACGGTTGGAATTACATCTATAGAATATAAAAAATCACTCCTTAGCGGGGGTGATTTTTGCTTGTTTGGGAATGTTTATTGATTCATTGTTGCAACATGTGCATTTGGTGTCTATGAGATGACTTTCGTGAATATAGTCTTTTAACCAGACATGCAATGTTATACTTTCGCATTTAACACAGAAATATTTCATATTTAAAAGTTTGTTTTATTATATCAAATACTTGAGTTATCCACAGTTTAAAAATAACCGCTTGTTGCAATTTTATACAAGCGGTTGTATACTCTTTGTATGGATAAAGATGAAGTATTAGCAAGCATTATATTCGTGGTCGTAATTACTATTATTTTTGGGTTTGTATATATCGTATGATTATTGTGAAAGGTGCTGATGGTTTCTTTGCTGCCGAGCAAGATTGTCGAGGGTTTGGAGACACAATCATCGAAGCAATAAGGCAGTGTTTGGGTGAGGTTCGAGAAAACTTGTTTGATGAGTATCTTGTATGGTTAAGAAACCATGATTCTCATCCATCAAATGTTTTACAAGATGATGCGGACGGAGATTGGTATTACTATATGTCCGATAATGTGCGAGGTCGATTACCAGAACAATTTATACAATTTGCATAATGAAAAATCCAGCAGCAGTTGCACTCGGGAAAAAAAGAATGGCAATTTCAAAGGAAGAGCGTATAGCTTTTTCCAAAAAGGGAGTTGAGGCTCGTAAAAAAATCGCTCGTCGAAAAAGCGGTAGAAAATTAGGAAAATAATCTCAAAAAATCATGGAGACAAAAAGTAATTTGGTTAAGCGTCGGTTCTGTCAGGTTTGTATCGACTGGTATCACAACAAAAAGGATGCGGAGTCGATTGAACTATACGAAAAGTGTACTGGGTGTCGAAAAGGGTTTGCGCCTATTAGTGATAAGAAAAAGTAGTATGAAACCAAAAACAAAGAAATCGAAAAAGGTTGCGCCAAAAAAGAAAGTTGCACGAGAAACAAGAGTTGTGGTGCAAGTTGCTCCGCAAGTTCAAAACCAAACGATGGAACTATTTGAGCCGATGCGAGATGGGAAAAAGATGACTCTTGCTCCAACTTGGTTGAACCAAGCACAATTGCTCAAGATCGTTCAGAGAACACCGGCGAACGAAACCTACAAAAGACAGGGTAAGGGGGGTAAAAGTTTCACATACGTTACTGGAAACTATATTATCAAAGCGCTAAACTTCTCTTTTGGTTGGAATTGGGACTTCGAGGTTATGAGTCATGGAATCGAGAAAAAGCAGATTTGGGTTATGGGAAGACTCACAGTAAAAAGCAGTGATGGAAAACATACAATCACAAAGACACAGTTTGGTCGCGCAGATATAAAATTTCTTCGAGACGGAACAGGTCATGTTGATTTCGGAAACGATCTCAAGGCTGCATCAACCGATGCTATGAAAAAGTGTGCATCAATGCTCGGTATCGCCTCTGATATTTATGGAAAAATTGAATACAAAGAAGAAGCCAACGTTGAAATCGTTGAAGCTCGTGACCACAAAGACATTGTTGATGAAGCAAATCAATCTGTTGATGAACATGAAAAGATTGTTGGTCCGGACAACACTCCAACATTCGTATGTGCAGTTTGTAAAGATCCAATAAGCGATATCGTCGCAAATTATTCAACTAAGATGTTCAAGAAAAAACTTTGTCGAGAACATCAACCAAAGAAGAAATAGTATGGCTAAATCAGAAACAGTGAAAGAAGAATTTGATCTCTATGCAGGAAAATGCAAGGTCGTATTTTATCCAAACTCACACCGATACACAGTGAACGGAAAACCGACAAGCGGATCAGTTACCGGAATCATCGGAATCAAAGATAAGTCAGGCGGTCTTGTGCCATGGGCAGTCGGGCTCGCAGTCGATCACCTCACTGAAACACTCAGTAAAAACAAAGTATTGACTCAAAGTGATTTTGACGAAGCGGAAGATTTGCATACAGTCAAAAAAGATCAAGCTGCAACAATCGGATCGATTGTACACGACTGGGTTGAAAATTACATCAAGGGCAATAAACCAGAAATACCAGAAATGCGCGAGGCTCAAATAGGTGTAAATGCCTTTCTTGACTGGTTTGCTGATAACAAGGTCGTTTTTAAGTCCTCTGAACGCGCTGTATACAGCAAGAAACACGACTATATCGGAAAGATGGACATTGAGGCGAAAGTGAACGGAAAACTCTGCCTGCTCGATATTAAGACCTCAAACGACCTCAATAATGGCTACTATCTCCAAACCGCAGCCTATGTCCGAGCCGATGAGGAAGAAAGTGGTCGAGAATACCATGGACGTTGGTTGATCCGCCTCGCAAAAGAAACCGAAAAAGAATACAACGCGCGCATGGCAAAGAAAAACGCAAAACGCGTACGAAAAGGAAAAGAGCCAATTGTTTTCCCAACATATAAAGTTTTCGAACCGATGTTCCTAGACAACGAAGACGGAAATATGGATCGAGACTTCAAAGCTTTTCTCGCCTGTAAGACACTTGCGACTTTTGAAAAGGACACAGGATTTTACGCAAAACTAGCAGGCAAATAACATGAGTTGTAAAAACGATCCAGGCAAAGAAAACCGTCGTCAAAATGCACTCTGCCATATTTGCCAAAAGAATAAATCGTGCGGTTTCTGTAACTTGTGCTGTCATTGGTTTTGCCGATCATGCAATCCTAGAATATTCTCTCGAGGCATCGAGGCAGTGAAAGAACTCGTTCGTGGCGCAAAGCCTGGGTGCTGTGGAATTATTAGCGATAAAAAATAATATGAATAGAGAAATAAAATTTAGAGCTTGGGATATCGAGAATGAAGATTTTGTTTACAAAGAGCAGATATACTATTGGGAAAAAACATTTTTCAAATATCCTCGCTATATTGTTCAACAATTCACAGGTCTCAAAGACAAGAACGGCGTTGATATTTATGAGGGGGATATAATACAAAAATATTGTGGAGTTCTACTGAAAACAAAAACAGAAAACCCACAAATTATTGAGTGGTACCAAGAAAATTGTTGTTTCGGAATTAGTGGTTATATGCAAATAACAAAATTTGATTGTTTAGCTCTCGAAGTTATCGGCAACATTTACCAGAACACGGAACTATTAAAATAATGCGACCAATCCCACCAAAACTTCGTGAGCAAATGGCAAATGATCCATACTACAAAAAGTGCGCTCGTATTATGGATGGAGGGTGCGATGGTTCAATTACTTGGGAGCATGCACTCATATTTGCAGGTCGCCAGGTAAACGAACCATGGGCAATAATTCCGATCTGTGAATATCATCATGCAGTCGGGAAACACCAAGACGGAGGCAATCTTCTCAAAGAGAAAAACGTTTGGATTGCTCTCAACCGTGCAACAGACGAACAATTATCCGCTGTGTCGAAAGCGATAAATTACAAGAACATGCGCGAGCGACTCAATAAGATTTATGGAAAAGTATAAAATTGAATTTGAAACAGGGATAAAGCGTGTCAATATGTCGATTAATTTACCTTTCGGAATGAGAGAAATTCTTTTGGAAGAAATAAATAGAATGAAAAAAATCTATGAATTCCCTGAAAATTGTTCCGAGGGTGTTGTAGTAAAAATACACCTCGCTCGAAAACTGGAAGAATCCTTTCAATCAGCAAGCGTGTATGTAGAAAAAGATGAAGAAACAAAAGAAACCAAAAGAAAAAAAGATAAAGATAAAACGGAATCTTAATTACGAATCACAGAATTTTCTCGGAAAAGTCGTAGTCGATCCATCTGGTAAAAAACGTATTTCATTGAATTCACCTCCACTCTACCAAACGTTTATAAACAACATGTGCAAGATAGGTGACGACATTTCAATGTATGTTACCAACACAAAACCTAAACGTTCAGAGCGACAGAATCGGTATCTCCATGTGTATCTCTCCCTCATCTGCTTGGCAAATGAGGGGAATACCATCGAGGATTTAAAAGACTGGATTCATCAATATCACCTCGTGGAAAAAATCAGTATCATCAAAGGTGTCGAAGTGAAAACATGCAAGAGTACAGCGAATCTGAAAATCGGTGAATTTTGCGACATGCTCGCATGGGTTGAAAAAGAAACAGAAATTCCATTGCCCGACACAGAACCGTTTTTGAAACCCCTATCATGGGAAGAATTCAATGAGTTGCGCGAGGAACAACGTCGAGTTTATTCGAAATTAGTTATGAAAAAAATATGAGTATTTCAATCGGTGAAATGTTACGATCTCGAATGACTTCTGAAAATTTAAAAGACGTATTAAAAAAAGATGGAGCGCAATATCAAAAAGATTGGGCACAAGCAGTACAATTCTTTCAGATAGCAATAAACAAAGACAGGAAGCGAGAAAACCTCAAACTTCTACCTTTTATCGTAATACGGCAGAAACTCATTGCGGTACGTGAAATTAGCGATTTACAATGGTTTTACATTGAGTGTCTAAAATACTCAAGAAAGAAAGGAAATAGTTTCAGTAAATGTTTTTTTGGAGCAACTAAAATAAAATAGTTTTTCCACAGTTTTAATTTATTTTTATTTAAAAAGTGTATAATGTATTTGTGTTTCATTGTGGTTTGTCCACAGGCGGATAAGTCTCAAAAGTAAAACCTTTTGGGAGACCACTCAAGGAATGCAAACTTGGGTGTTCCGCCAAAGGGTTTTTTTGTTTTAAAAATAATATTTCTCAATATTCCTTTCAGGGCTTCGGAATTAAAACTAGCTCTATTAAACAATAAATTCTATTCAGGAACTTATGCGAAAGCAGGGAAAAACAGTTGACCCCTCTGTCCCTGCCATCTGATAAGTTTCGGAGTAGAAGAAAACGGAGAAGATTCATATCTATCAGTAGGTAAAAGGGGTGAAGTGTAATAAAATAAATTAACATTATGAAACAAGAAAACGAAAATGTAAAAAAA